ATATTCCCTATGACAAACCTGTGTAGATTGTCTAGTTTGAGAAAATTGTGGGATCTGGGTGCTGTTGGTTAAAACATTATATGATGGTTGTGGTCCCATCAAAGTGTAATCACCACTTCCAAAAATTGAGCCGATGCCTGAACCTAACCATTTACCGATCTTGGATCCAGTGTTTGCATTTCCAAACATGGATCCAATACTCTTACCAACAATTGATCCCGCAGCAGAAAAAGGTTTCTGCTTTGGTTTCTTACTTGTTGATAGAGCACTTAGCTTCTTTTCAAGCGATTGGATCTTCGCTAAAGGAGTAGCTCCCTTTCTTTGTTTTGTCTTTCTTGTCATTGTATTGGATGCCTCATGACGAGAGCGACTGTACATCAATGAAAAACTCATTACTGAGAACCGCCGTGCAGTCTGTTGGCGTTCTGGTTAGCACTAAAGTAATAGTTTTGGGGAATCACATTCATCGACCCAATGCTTTCCAAGCAGGTAGTTTGAGTCCTTCGGGACATTGAATTACATCGGCAACAACACATGGGATTGGTGTTCAACTATAGTTGAAACCAATAGTGTTGTTGAATAAAAGTTTTCTATGGCAATCTGCTCTTCTGGTGTGATTCCAAAAGCTAGCCAAAACGAAAACCTGGTGAGACTACCAATATGACTGATAGTTTCACGCTTCATACCAATTGTCAAATCTCTGTATGTTCCAATAGTTGGATCAACAAGAGATTTAGCACCTTCACTGCCTCGTACAAGCATTGAATAAAAGTGCTGGAGTACTGGAATTCCTCCTGTTAATGATAATCCGCATTTACCGATAGATGCCATCCACATCTTAGCAACCTTATGGTTGTCAAGAGGCTTCAGTGCCACACTATCTTTTGTAATGCTGGTTCGGGGATCACGTACCATTATGTAGCTTTCGCCATCAAAAATGGGCTGGGATTGGCAGAAGGAAATATGTTCTATTTCAAACACAGTATCCTCCACCTCCATAGTGAAACCCATACGGGTGAACCAATCGACAAGGCCTGACCGAAACTTACTTTCAGTCTCCTTCTCCATGAATATGACACAATCATCACCATCATTTACTAATTTTATGCGTACGCCGACTTCATCAGCATAGGCATAAACAAGAGAACATGATAGTAGACAGTTTCCTAGCGCCGTATTGACATCACCGGACATTCTTCCTCCGGTGGTGGTATACTTTGCAGTACCGTCTAACAGGTTTACGAAACATTTATTGCGCTCTTGATATTTCAAAAGCCTTGAAAATTCCTTACTTCCTGGATAAAACAGTTTATAAACAGCATGTTCCCACTTGAGAGCCTCAAGTGAGACATGTT